ACCATCGGCTGACAATTCTGCAGAAGGAGTATAATTAGCACCAAAGGAAAGACCATATATAGTATCGGCCACTTTACCTACTTTAGATGCTGTTGCGTTTGTTTGCGTTCCGCTACCATGAATACCTCTTACGGAAGAACCGCTAGAACTATATTTAAAGGCAGCCAGAGCTGCTGACGGATAAATAAGACCATTGATAACTACACTTTTATTGGTCGTATCAATTATAAAAACATCTGCTGCGCCTGCGTCTTGTCGGACTAAAAACGCTTCTGTGTCAGTAACGTCAATTATCATCTTGCCTTGAGATGTAATTGCACCAGAGAACGTACCGCCACCAGTAACATCTATAGGGTCACTGAAAGTAAACTCACTTCCATCTGCGGCACAGGAAAACTGCATATCGTTAGTTAAGGTGTCAAAGGTTAAAGTGCGTATAGCGTCAGTGTTGTTGCCAAGAGTCAAGCCGAGTAAACCTGTGCCTGCCGTTGGTCCAATTAAATATCCACCAGTATTTATAATAGCGTGGTCATTACCAATAGAACCAGTGGTCGATAGGTTTGTGTCTCCAAAAGAAATAGCCCCGTCTGAATCGTCTATTGAGCCATCAGTTATCGTTAAAGTACCAACGATAAACCCCTCGCTACCGGACGTTATATGGCCTGTTCCACTCAACGTAATATCACTATTGGCGGCAACGGTTATCGTTCCACAACCGATTTCGTCAATCCCCGATATGTCCAGACCTGCACCCAAGACAAGGCATTTATTTGCTGCAGCCGTACCGTTGGTTATATCGTCAAGTTTTTCCAGGTCGGTTGCACTCATAACAGCAGTACCGACAGTTATCGTGCCGCAACCGATCGTGCCTATAGTGGCTATATTTTTACTGGCGTCCAAAACTACTGCCTTGTTTGCATAAGCAGTACCATTGGTTATACCGTCAAGTTTTTCTAAATCAGTTTCATTTAGATCGGCAGTTCCACGAATAAAAGATGTTCCGGCGGTTATTGAAGTAGAACCTGCTATCGCACCTGTAACGTCAAGGGGAACGGTTGGGGTCTTGTTTATCCCGACCCTTTTGTTTGTTGTATCGACAATAAATGTATCCGCACCAGCACCATCGCCGTTTTGTCTTACCAAAAACGCCTCTGTATCTGTGTGGTCTATGATTGTATCATTGTTAAAAGTTGCAGCGTAGTTGAATACTATCGCACCGCCCACATTTGTCGGCCCTAAAGTTACAGTTCCATCAACATTGCCGATACCTGTATTACACCCAAGAGTGTTGCCTATCAAGACCGTTTGACCACTTGCAGAACTGATATTTACAGCACCCGTCATATCAACACTAAAAGTAGCACCATCGCAAGCAAACGTGCCGTCTATGTCGGTATTGTCGAGATTGGCCGTACTGTTAACATCTATGTCACCGCCTATGTCTAAATTGAACTCGGCAAAGTCTAACTCCGTAACGCCGGTGCCAGAACTAAAGCCTACAACATTGGCCCCTTGCCCCTCAAAGTCAATCACTAAATCCTCGTTATATGTCTGGTCTATTCCTTTCATCGTTATACTGCTGCCAGCAGTAAACAGTGTCTGTATTTGTACCTCTGTACTCTCAAAGGTAATCTTTCCCCCTTCTCCAGTGATGCTATTTGAATCTATTGTAACATCGTCTACGGATAGAGATCCGTCCCAATCACCAGCACCCTCTATGTAATGCTTTTCAAAACCATCAAGAAAAAGGCCGTAGGCATCGCCTGTAGTAGTTAATAGTGTCGCATCGCCCCAAAAAGCGTAAAGATCGGTTACTGTAGGATTTGCGTAGTTTGCGTCAACAACGAAACCATAATGAGTTCCTGCGGTAGAGCTACATTGAGTTTCGTAAACAAAGCCCTCTGCTATATCCGTAGCATTATATGTCAGAAGGTATTTCAGGCTACCGATTATATGCTGGCCCACCGTACCACCCTCAGAAGTGTCCATATAGGTATAATCGCCCCAAATCTCATTGTTCTCGCCCACGTTTGTCATACGGTTATAAGTACCGTAAGCCGCCTCATCTAAACTGGTAAAGAGGTTGTATGTCCCGTAAGGAACACCGCTTGTACTCGAAGCAACATTTTTAACGCCATAGATGTTTCCGTTTGTTGCGATCATGGTGTTAAGGTTTAATACAACATTACCGGTAACGTGATTAACCGTACTGGTAATACTGTCGATATTGGTTGTTCCTGTTGTGGTGCGGTTTACTGTCCTGGTGGATATTCCATCAGTTAATGAGAAATTACCATCTGTAAGGGTTGCGACTGTGCAAGTACCAGTAACACCTACATCGTTGCCGACAGTCAGATCATTAACGACCGTCATATCGCCTATGTCGCCATAAGCAATAGAACACAAAAATAATAATATTATAAGTTTTCTAATCATGCGCCACTCGCTAAAAACGTTGCATCAGTCCATGTTCCAGATATTCTCTGTTGCGTCCTTAATATATTATTACTGTCTTTATAAAATTTCCAACTACCATCAGTATTTTCGTCGCCTATGTGTGCAATATCTCCGGTACTCGTTATGATCGCATCTGCCTGTATCAATTCGATAATTCTTGTCATTTGTTCAGTCCAAATAACCAACCATCTCTTGAACTCGTCCCAATCTTTCTGTGTTTTCGGCACAGGTAATTTTTCTATGCTCTGAACATCTAGCGTTTTCATCATGCCTAACAATGTTGCCATTATCTATCTCCGTCAAAACTATGCTTTGAAATCAGACCTATAAATCTAAAAGCGTTAGTACCTGTTATTCTGAATAGGAAATGCTTTGCCCTTATATCGCATGGAATTTTTATCTCTAAAATTTCCTCTGCGCCATCACTGGTCAAGTCAATAGACGAATCTACCTCCTGCCAGTTTGCCTCGTTGTCTCTTTTTACATAAAGTAGCGCAGTACCAGTACCCTCTCGCTTGAAAAATAGGCTTATCTCGTTTACTCTTTTATAGATATTTACCGCCTGCTTGTCGGCAAGATCGGTCGTCATAACAAACGTTCCGGTGTAATCGTCCCCATCGTCAGTTTCGGCTTGATGTAACGAGTAAGTATATCCATCGTAATCGCTTGCTAAATCCAACGGGAAACCAACAATGTTTTCAACATCGTCAATAGTGGGCTGGCTTATGCCGTCGATAGTTGCGTACGGCCAGGTATCTATCGTCCATGCTGTTTGCCGGGAGTAATCACCAAAAGCTCTTATCGCTACATCTACCGTCCCCCATGTCTTATTGGGTGGATTTAAGAAAGCAACCCTGTTTAATCCAGTAGCAGAATCTCCGTAAGGAATAGACCACCAAACTTGTTCGTATTCGTCAATATACGTTCCAGCTATATCTGCTTCGTAGGTTACGTTGATATTTTTAATAGTCTTATCCAAAGCCCTTGATATTATGCCTGATCGTAACTCCCTTGCGGTATAATCGCTTGCTATGAAATACAATCCACCCTCTTTGCCCCTGACCAAAGAATTTGTAGCTAACAATCCAAATCCTGAACTTTCGATAGCATTGTTGAATACATCGTCGCCCGTAACAAGCCAGAATCTTCTGACTGATTTAGTCTTGAATATCATTAGATACTCAAACGTAGTACCGTATTTCGCCGCACCCTTTATAAAACCACCCCCTTGTATTTCAACAGCGCCGGTATCACCCGTACCGTTTTCATCGTAATCGTCTGGGGTGTTTAGTGTACTCCATCTGCCACGATTAGGATAAACCTTCCCACCTTCGGTAGTGTATAAAAAAACTGTGTAGTTTTCATACCCAACAACGTATTTGGCAGTAGTAAGTTTTGTGCCTGTTCCAGCAAGATCGAGGCCGGTTGCCGTATCTAATGCCGCAAAAGCCGTAGCGGGTGTACTGTCGTGCCATACCTGGACGTAATCAATACCATTAGTCGCAATTATGCCCTGTGTTGTATCTCCTGTCTTGCCGCTTATTACAGACCATAACTCACAATCAGCAGTACAGGTGAACATTAAATCAAGCGCCAAGGTAGCACTATTCCACAAATAAGCATGAGCTTTAGTAAAGGCAAATTCATATTCAATACCAGCAGTGGTGATATGGCGATGATATTTTATAATCGGGTTTTCGTCGGTAGCCTTGACTTTGTCGTTGCTGCTGTCGAGAAATTCCTTTAGCCTACCACGCAACCTCTGTACCTCGCCGTGCCGGACAATTACATTCTCGCTTTCGGGCGAAAAGGCTTTTTCGAGAGTAATATTGGGCATATCCTCTCTTACGCCGCCGCCGATCTGCGGGCTTAGTATTCCAAATTGCTGCTGACCTGTTAATTTTTCGTTTGGCATATTAGTTTATCGCCATTTCTAATTCTTAAAATGGTATTGAACCTATAACTGAAACAGTAATTGTGGCTGTGCTGCCACATGCCACATCTATATTGCCCTCGGAGTCGGTAGTGGTGACTACGATAAAATAGTCACCAGAAGCACCGCGAGCAAAATTTGCACCTTGATCGTCAACACCCAATGTTGAGTCGAAATCGTAACCTGTTTCGCTCTTGGGTCGTACACATAGCGACGATTGACCGGCATAGTTATGTTTTATCTTTAAGATTACTAAAGATTTTACAGTAACATCGGCCAAAGTACATGCCTTCCAAGTATCACCAGAAACAGCAACGGTTTTGCTTTCTGGAGACGACTCTACTCCTACAACTGCCGTATCGTCTACATACTTCTTATTAGCAATCATAGCGTCTGTCGTTGGTGCATCAGACGAAGCCAGTAGCGACCCCTTTGCTACAGTAGCAACGCCTGTGACGCCTAGCGTACCCCCGACAGTGGCATTGCCAGTAATAGCTGCCGTTGCCCCTGCAACCGCCCCAGAAGCTGTAATATCCGTACCACCAATAGTAGTGCCGGATATAGCACCGGCAGATGTTAGGGAAGTGGCCGTAATATCGGAATGTTTGCCGGTATTAGCGCCTGATACCTCTGAATCAGTCTTGGCAAAAACATGCTCAACAGCTAACCGTTCCTGTAAAGCGTCTTTCAGCTCGCGTATTCTATCATCTATAACGCTCGGGGCGTCAGTTCCGACAGGAGTATCAGTATCGAATGTGTATGTCCATGCCATTTCTTTCTCCTTATAGTGAATTTATAAAATAGTACATAGTTACCAGAACAGTTATTGCTAACAGCAATATAGGCAAGTCTCTCCAAAACCTTTTCCGCTGCCTTCTATTGTGGGCTTTTCGTTCAATATCATCCATTTACCACCTGTGGTTGCTCGGGTAGATTAAGCCTGCGCAATTCTTTTTCATTTGCGTAATTAGAACCCCATAGGCTTATATAGTCGTGGAGCTTGTATTTCATAGCGACATAAAAAGCAGCGCCGAAATTAACAGCGTTTCTAAATTCATCCGTAAACTCAATAGTATCAACATCGTTATCGTGATATTTGTAAAACTTAATTGTCACTGTGTAAGAATTGCCAGGTACAGGATAAAGGTAAAACTTTTTACCGTATTCAGCGTAATGAGTAGGATTGCTTCGTGTACCAGCGTTAGAGCTGCGCATCAACTCTCTGTACTCCTGATACCCGCCTGGTAATGGCTTTAACGGCGCCAAGTCAACAGATCCATCGTTTAGGATTATCTGCTCCAATTGCTTATATAATGTCGGATAATCAAGAGTTTCCGTACCAGTAACTAGCGTCTGTGCGGTATCTTCATCGGTTAGAAAATTTATGTTAGACAAATCGTTAAGACAAGTCTGAAGCGGTACTGCAAGTTTGGCCGCAGTTTCAGACCGATTCAAATTATCATTCACAAATGCCAGTGGTTCAGCTTTGGTTATTGCCATCGCTAACTCCCTTCAACGTATACCCTGTTATTTGGGTTGTAAGGCGAAAATGCCGCCGCATTAGCCCTTACTCCTTCTTCATTGGGCCACATATTCAGAGATTGCATACACAACGCAAAAGACTCCTGTGCCCAACCAGCAAATAAAAAACAAATTGCCGTTTCGTTCACAACGTTTATTTCGTATGGCCCTACATCTAATGCTTTTTCATACCCAATCATCGCCCCATCCAAGTCGCCTAAGTGGTAACAAGCCTCGCCCTCGTAAAACGCCAATGGTCTTTTTAGTGGGTCAAGATTACTGAACCAAGAACTGCTCTCTAGCTCACAAAGTACAACGTCCCATTCGCAATAACTCTTAGCCGTTATAATCCTGCGCATGCGCTTACTGGCGTCATATCTTTTATGAAAATCAAAACCTATAAATGACATTATAATAACAACGATAAAAAACATTGGGACTAGCGTCTTTTTGTTAAAACCAACCTGTTTGTGGTAGAGCGAAAGCGCTACGCCCATATACACGATCAACATTAACGTCTGAAATGTCCTCTCGCGTGGAAACGAGAAAAAAGCTATTGCCATATAACCCAACATGCCGCCCATAAAAACAAAGGCTCTGCTTTTAGCAAAATAGTAAATACTTATAATAAAAAGAGAAATATATGCAACGAAACCCGGTATCCCCGTCTCCGTCAATACCCATATATAATCATTATGTGGCCTCTTGAAGCATGTTATGGAGTATGCCCAATCCGATATACCGGCAGCATATAAAGGCATATTTGTCCTCCAGTTCCCAATTCCAACGCCTGCGGGGTTGTCTCTGAACATATTAAGGCTCTCTGCCCATATCCTACCTCTTTCGGATATAGAACTCGTACTTACGATAAACGATATATGATTGCCGATAACCGGAATATCTCTATAGAAAAAACAAATCGCTAAAACTAAAGCCGCTAACGCTGCCAGACCAAAAAACCATTTTGGGTTGTAAAGAGTCAAGACCAAGAAAAAGATACACAACGCCAGCATAGAAGATCTACCCATAATACAAACCAAGTTGAAAACCACCATAACACTAGCCAGCACCCCTAGTACCCGCCATAGACCCTTAGACTTAGATATACAATATACGCAAAATGGTAATAGCAAAAACAGGGCCGATGTCCAAATGTTCTTATTCCCCATCGTCCCGACCATGTCCTCTAAAGCCTTCATCTAGTTAATTGCCTGTATTCCTACCACCGATAACATGATGGTCATTAGCACTATGTACTTTGAGAAAAGCAACAGGCTGTCCTTTAGCACCGTAACTATTACAAACAGGGAGGTAATACATAATGCTATTCTGCACAATTCGTATACCGCCTCGCTCTGGTTTATTGCAACTATTGTCGAGATCATACAAAATAAGAAGTAACCAAGGAACACAGGAAAAATCGCCCTTGTTAGCGTACTAAAGTCTATTGAGTCGGATTGCAAAAGCCACCTGTAGACAAGCAATGCCATCAAAAATACAATACCTGCCCACCAGATAATATTTCTTACAGGTAGACGGTTATCGTAAGAAAGATAGCACGATACTGTTGCGCACGAATAAACAACAACGAACAGTATAAAAACTTCAATTTGTCTTAGTGTCTTTATCATAAAAAAAGAGGGCGAGTTTCCCCGCCCCCTTATTAGGCGGTAATTGTTATTAAACTATCCGTCTTAACGTAAGGTCACGCTTGAAGTAACAGAGCCTTCCTGTGAAACAATTATCCAGTTTATAGTGTCTATAGCCTGGAGAGTAATAGTTCCACGCTCAAGCATAAATAGCAATGAACCGGCATTAGAAATGCTGTACCCGCTTATGAAATCACTTGCGTTGTTAGCTGCTATAATCAAGTTAGAAGTAGCTTTTAGGTTTGTAAATGTATAGAACAAACCAGCAGCAGCAGACGGTAAGGTGATAGTCTGCGAACCTTCAGTTGACGGACTAGCTAGAAAATGCTTCGCTGTCTCTGAGGCAACAACCGCTTCGGTACTTCCAGAAATAACCTCAAGGAGGGTTGCATAACCACCAATATCTACGCCATTCCACATCATAGCGTCCTCAATGACTTCATCGTACTTAAGTGATCCGTCACCTGCATCGCCAAACGTGTGAGCTGTATCGTCCATCATTCTAAGATCAACATCCTCGAACGTAACGATTACGCTTTCTTCATCGAAGAAAACAATGTCGCCATTGGTATCTGAAAACCAAGTTACATCTGCTGCGTCAGTATAAGCCGTGCCGAGATATAATTGATCTCCAGCGCCGCCTGGATCGAACTCCAACGTATCGGCTGTATCAGAGTAGACTGTCCAGTCATCGCCAGAACCAAAAATGATAGTACCATCATCGGCAAGTTGAATATGTGCGTCAGCAAAATAAAGCTCTGCAGCGCCTTCGTCCCAAAGCATATAATCTGCTGCATCACTACCATACCACCACATATCAATATCATTTGTTGCATTACCCCATTTCCAGATTTTAGAATCTGCGGAAGGTACAACATCGCAGTCAGTCGCGTCACCGATAATGGCGTAATCAGGAGCACCATCATGCGTTCCACCGATACCAAGAACGGCGTTATCCTCAAATAATAGTGTGTATATATTATCGTCATAGGATATATCGTAAGTACCATCGAACAGAACGTCAGCCTCATTAATGACTTCACTTTTGTTGTAATAAATACCAGTAATATCGGTAGTAGAGCCATCATGGGTTATAACCCAATCGTCACCAGCACCAACTGCAATAGTAGCATCGTCTAAAATCTCAAGCGTAGCTTCTGATGCATCCCATATTACATGGTAGCCACCATCACCAAACAGGTTAAGGTCAGCCGTATAACTGGCGTTACCGACATAAAAAGCGGCCGTACTTGTCGTTGCAGGTGTCCAGGTCATACGATCTGCATTAGTACCGGCCTCTGCGACCCAATCAGAACTTGTACCAAAGGTGGCAGTTTCGCCATCACTATAGGTAGTAGTGCTGATTGAAGCGATGTACGTTGGCAAGATAACACGACCGTCAGAAGGCGTCCTTCCTCGATGGTCAGCGTTTGTAACAACGTTGTTTCCATCTTCAATCGAGAAATCCCAACCACTTGCACCCCACCAATAAAAACCGCCAGTAGAATCTAGTGTAGTATTAGTCGAACTGGTAGTCATTGGCAGGGTAATAGCATTTGTTTTTGCGGCATCCATGTAAATAGTCTGGCTGGTAGTAGAGCCTACAGTGTAAATGTCAACAGAATTGACATCAACTCTGTGGTCGACTTCATCCCACACTTGTACTTCGTGGTACACCAGACCAGTTTCACGCGCCATGCCAACGCCGCTACAAATAAGCAGAAACGTTAAGGCTGTGAGTAAAAACTTATTCATTTGAAATATCCTTTCGATTAAGTGTTGTCATTCAAAATTTATTAGCGTATCAAAAAAGGTTAATAATAGGGATTAGTCAACGACAACCTGAGTGTCCATGCAGTAGATAGACTCGTCTTGGCCAGCCGTCTCAGTACCATGAGCATTGAAGTTTGTCCGTTTCACGCCGTAAATCGAATCGATAACCACTTTGGGCTTTCTGGCATCTACCATATCTTCATGCCATTTCATAAGCTGTGCCCATCCAAAAGCTAAAGCCTGCGCACCCATAAGCAACGCACGATCTACTGTGTCACCACTTGCAACCGCATCAGTCGTTGCTGTTCGACCTGTGTTAAGCAGGAATCCTTCTGCCAGGGTTGTTCCACCAGCACCGGTACGAGATGGGATTCTGTCGTATTCCCATACGATACAACCATCCCAGAGGAATGTTGCACCTGCGAAAATAGGATTCATGTTTCCACGAATCTGTGCAGAAGCCGTTGCCTGTGCCCAACCAGTAGCACCCAATTCTGCTCGAACAGACTTGATCTGTAATCGAGAAGCAAGGCATAGGAGATACTTGCCAACAAGCGGCCCCGTCTGTATGCCATTTCTGACATCGTCAGGATTTGCTTTTGACAAATCAAAGATGTTGACCGGACGGAATCGTGGTTGTGCGCCAAGAGAAAGCCTTTTAACCTTTTCAAGCAACTTTGTGCCGAAATAGTTATAAGCTGTCGTTCCTGCGGTCAACAAAGCGTCTGTGCCATAAGTGGCCCCAGAGTTACTAAGTGTTCCGTTGATGGTCTGGCCGCCGTAATAAATACGGCTTGACGTCGGATAAGATTCGTTGATGGTCTGAATTGCAGAACCAGACGAGTTCTCGTTATACAATCCAGCAGCAGCGGTAATCAAATCGTTCTCGAGTGCTTCGGCATACCATGAACCAAGATCCTCTTTTCCATCCTCTCGGACGTTAGTCGAGGTTCTTTGCTCACTGATAGGGCCGTCTGAAACGTAACTGTGCGCTCTTTCGTGTACTATAAGCGACATATTACGCCTTTTTAACGACTCTTCATTACCTGTGGTGTTTCCACCATCACCTTGACCAGCTCCAGTCATAGGACTTTTGCTATCAAAGATAATGGTGTCACCTTTTCTTTTTGTAAGCTCTTTGCTTACATGGATTAGACTATTTTTGTCTAAACCCATTAACGGGGTTAGGGCGATGTTCTGTAGCGCATAAACGAAAGAGGCATTTGACCACTCCGTTTGTGTACGAGGATCGCCTGATGCAAAAGCAGATGCTCCCATAATACTATCCTTTCAGTATTATGACAAGCCAGCCTTGCAGCTATAAAATCAAATCAAACCAAACACATTCGATATATGCGGATCATTCACAGCCGGCGCATCAGTCTCGTTAGACCTCTTTGCCGGAGGATTACCCGATTTTTCTGTTTCATCTGGCTTTGGCTGCTCAACTAGCGTGTCTTGTTTTAATTTAGCTTTATGAGCATCAAGCCTTTGCTGAAGAACCTTTGCTTCGGCGCCACCAGCGTCCAGTGTGCGGTTAATCATCTGTTTATAGATGTGTTTCGCACCTAATTCCGGGCCTGCTCGCCGGGCATCGTCTACATCTCCCTGCGTTAGATAATGCTGACCAAGAACAGTAATAGAGTCAAAATCAAGTCCAGCCCCGACCTTTTCTGCCGTAAAATTCACCGCAGCGTCAGTTTGCATCTTTCGACGGTTTTCGAGGATAATAGCTTGCTCTTGTTCCTGTCTTACTGCGTCAGCCTTTATCTGCGCCTGTTGATCTTTCCATTTCTCTTGGGCCAGCAATGTAGCTGCGTCAGGTTGGATTTCTCCACCGTATTGCTCTACATAGGACTCTAAAGGTGATTTCGTCGCAACCTTGGCCGTCTTGGTGGCTTCTAAAACAGATAATTTGCCACGAAGTTCAGCGTTTTCCATTTCTGCGGCCTGTCGCCTTCGTCTTTGCTCACCCACAACGGTAGCAGGAACCATCTCTTCTGGCGGTATAACCGGTTTATCAGCCGGTGGCGTACCCTCGGGAGTTTCAATTCCTGCGGCAGCCTGTTCAGCCAGGTTGTCAATGGCCTCTTCTTGCAATTTCTCTTCAGTTTGTGCTTGTTGCTCAACCATAATATAAACTCCTTTGTGCCGGCTGATTAGGCCGTATCCCGCGAAATCTCTCGCGGTCAGAGAGCCCATTGAAACAGCAATGGTAACTGGATAGGATTACACTCTCACCTATCATTTGAGAGCCTACGAACCGCCTCGTAGTCAGGCTAAATTGACCTATTTAAGTTCTACTCGCTTACGGAGCCGACCAAGCTCGAGCATCTCTGAAGCAGTAGCCAAATAATCGCCATGAGCATTAGCCTTTGCTTCCAGTTCTGCTATTCTTGTCTGGTCGTCTGCGGTAAGCGGTGTTTTTAGTTCTTTTGTTATCTTCTTTTCACGGTTAGCAGCGTTTTCGGCTTCGGCCTTCGCCTTTGCCTTTTCAGCAGCCTCGGAAGCTATTATGCGATCTTCCAAGATTTTCTTGTTCTTCTCAGCCAAGGCGTCACATTCAGCCAGTCTCGCCTTCTCCGCAGCCTCTTGTTCTTTTACTTTAGCCTTCAAAGCAGCGTTTTCGGCCTTTAATTCAACCTCTTTAACCTTGTCTGCGGCCTCAACCTTTACATCGTGTTCCTTTTGAGCCTTTTGCATTTCGTTGTTTTTCGCCATCACTAAATCCTTTCAAACATCTCTAATAGGTCAATATCGTTTTGGTAGTGATTACATTTTATCGTAGGGTCTACCCATATCTCGTACCCGAGCTTCCTTGCTTTGTTGGCAAAGTAGAAATCATGCCCCATGTGGGTTATTCCACGCTCGCAGATAGTCTTGAACCAAGGAAACTCCATCCTCTCGAATACTTCACGCTTGATAAGAACGGTAGAGCCACCAATAGCGGTAGCCTTAAACAATCCTGCCGGTAAGTCTTTGTATTCTACGAGAGATTGCGGCATTTCCTCTGATATAGACATATTCCAGCATTTTTTACCCTGCCCCATCAACGGATATGCTCCGGCCACTATATCTTTATCGTGCGCCAGTAACTTCAGAATCGTATCCTTTGGCGGTAATGTGTCGGCATCCAAGAAGAAAATGTGCGTAACTTCCGGGTGAAAGTCCAAAATATTAGCAATAAGCGTATTCCTGCCGATTTCTGCAACGTAGTTAGGCTCATGCAACCAACCTATCCAAGGTAACTTGCAAGCCTTGAAACAAAAGTCTGCGACTCGAATGTGAATCAAGCAATTCTTGTGAATAGGCATTGCGATCATAACACCATTGGCATCAACCTTAGACTTCTGTACTCTACGAATAGATTTTCGCTTCTTCTTGCTCATCAATTTTCCTTTTGGATAGAAACCAAGTCAAAAGGGTTGATAACCTTCGGCTTACCGCCGATTATCTGGTTTTTCTTGTCTGTAAGCATCTTCTGTATCTTCTTTTTCATCGGGTGTGTCAGAACAAGACCGTCAATTTCGGAGTTATACTCAAAACTCGGCATCTCGCTATCAGGAAACTTGTCAAGCATATCAAACGACAAAGCCACAACGCCGTCTGTCTTAGCCAGTAAAATGCTTAAGAACGCCCATACAATACGAGAAAGTTCTTCTGCCGTATAATCTTTGGGCGACTTCCTACTCTTTACTGTCTTGATTTTCGATGCTTTTATCCGGGCCATTAGGGTCTCCTTTTAAAGTTTCTGCCTTTTTAACTACCTCGGGATGCTTTTCAGCAATTATATTCGCTAATCCATTGATTTCTTTGTCATGGCGTTCAAGAGTAATCGCCATATTTAACAGTAAACGTGATTGTACGCCGTCACCGTAAATCGCAACCCAATCAGGCGGCAATGGTTTAAGATTCTGGACGGTCTGACCTGGCGGGCTTGTGTTGACCTCGTTACAACCTGTCATTACGCAAACCAAGCATGCCAATCCTGCCACAACAGCGATTGCGTACATCAAATTCTTGTTCATTTGTTCTCCTTTTCCAGCTTTTTTATTTTTCTATTCAACGACTGAATAGCTTTGTCCTTTTCCTCAATATCCGCAACCTGTGCCTCGATAGCGTTTGCAGCATCCTCAAAATGCTTTTTAAGCGTTAATTTCGTTCTTAATCCTGCTGCCGTACTTCTCAATTTAGCTGCCAAATCTCTCATTTCTTTTTTCTCCGACTGTAACTAAAGTCGATATTGTCGTAATTCTCACGATAGTTTTTCTTTGACCTTATAAACTCCCTGTGATCCCTGCCAGTACCCTCGGCACGATCTTGTTTATACCTGTCTGTGCTACCAAACAGGTCAACATTAGTCTTGTGGGCTATTTCTTCTTTCGTTAAAGACATATCAGTCTCCATTCGCTAACAGAGTCCTGTAGGACACCATTGCGTGACAATTATCACAAGACACGACAACCCTTAAATCGCATAAATCATCGGTTTCTAGTTTTACTTTGAAAATTTGCTTTGTCCCACATTTTTTACAAACCAAGTCAAACTCTCCGGCGTTAAACAGTTTTAACTCTGTTTCCGGGTTCTTATGGCAAATAGTTAAAGGCATATCTACCTCGAAACATTAACGTTAGGGTTCTGTGCCATTGCCTGCTGTTGCTGACGCTCGCCTGCAGCGATAATCTCCTCTTTCTGGTCTACATCAGTCGATTCAACTAGAATCTTGCGGTCTACCGGAGGCTGACCGTTCTGCAACAACACACCATTTAACTCAAATATCTCGGCAGATTTAGCCATCCTGACAGTAGGAGCATATCTACTCAAAGTAACCTTCGTATTGTATTTGCCCTTTTTAAGATTCTTTATCTCGTCCATCATCATCTTTTGGGCGATAGGAACGGCCATCTGTGTAATCTGCTGTTGTATCTGCTGGTATGCCATCATATCGGCCTGGTAGTCCGTCACAGTGGCAATCTGTACGTCCTGCGGTAAAGCCTGCATAGTGGCAGCGTCAGGCGGCGTAGGAGGCTCTGGTATCTGCTGGCCTGCTTGCTGAACCTGCTGTATCACCTGTTGACGAGCCTGATCCAAGAAGAACTTGTCAATCAAATCCTCTTCCTCGATAATAGCCCGAATCTCATCCTCCGAGTAAATATCGTTATTCCGTATAATCTCAACTATCAGGTTGTTGAGAATCGACAGAGAATAGTCGAAATTAAGCATTATAGGCGAACTGCCGACCTGGGCGGCCTGCTGTTTCAACGCAACTGTAGTCGCAACGCGGTCTTTTGCGGTTGTAGGGTCTTCAAGTCTCACGTTGGAAATACGCTTAAAGTTCTCTTGTGCGCTGTTCTCGATTTCAATCATGCCGATATTTGGATTTGGCGGTTCTAATCGCTCAACCTTACCACCGGCCTTACTTTCATCGATTACAACGCCATCTTCTCCACCGTGACCCTTAAGCCACGAAGAAAATTTACCAGTAATGTCCTTTGTGATTTTGTAACCGGTACTCGCCAATTTCTTGATTAAATTGAGTTTCTGGCTATGCGCCCAGTTCAGCTCCTCTTGCGTCCCGATCAAGTCCTCGGACATTCCACCCTTGTATCCGTTGTCGAAATATGTATAAAATGGCACTATTGGGAACATTGTAACGCCGTTCAACTCGTCAATTTTATCCTCCAAGAATACGTTGTTTACGCTAATAGTGTGGTGCATAACAGGTCTTACGACCTTTTCAAGCGAGAAAACCTGCGGATTAGCCTTTGCTGTCTGTTTAAGCTGCGTAATCACCTTTTCAGTAACCCTAAGTTTTTGGCCGTTTATTTCGGCATCTACGCCGGGAATCAGCAATAAAGCGTCCAGCTCTGATTTTCTTTCGTCATACCACATCCAGCCATCAGCCTCTTCTCTCCACCAAGTGTGCATTTTCTGGTAGCGATATTTCTCTATAGTAGTAACGTCCTCGCGTTCTGGGCCTCCAAATTGGCTTATGTTGCGCCTGCGATCACCTGTCAGCCAGTCTATAAAGCCATTGACCGTACCAGCAACACCCCCAGAATACGACCCTGTGCCGGTAGACTCTAACTCTGCCTTCTTGTCAGGGTATTCCTTCTCGACAAGCTCTTTATCCTCCCAGGGCATCCATATAACGAATTTACAGCCCTGTCGCCGTGAATTGGGGTCGTAAACCTTACAGTTAGGGTCCCATAGTACCTCGAACTCGTTAATCTTCTCGATAGACATATTTCCATGCTTGGGGTCTTCGTCAAACTCTATGGATACTAGGATATTACCCATCGCCGTAGTTAAGCCAGATTCAAACCATGCTGTTTGTTCGTATATGGCGTGTTCCGAGTCCCTGGCGTGTTTGCTCAAAGACGTTAAAACGCCCGCAATAGCAGCAGAACCACGAATTTGCGGCCTGACTTTCAATTCCTTCGGGTTCTGTATCTCTGCGCCGACAACCTGCTTTATCGTGGGCTTAATCAAGGGTATCGTCAAAGCAAACTTGCCTTTAGCCTCAAGCGAGTCTTTTACGGCCTGATTCCACTGTATCCCGATTTTGAAGTCCTCTGCACGTCTCATGCGGTCGTAAAGATTGGCAGAACTCGAGATACCGTCATTGTGGTACTGCTTAACTTTGTCCATTATTTCGTGTTCATCGGTTAGTATTGCCATAGTTACCTCGATTCGCATAGAGCGTTTTCAGCTTTATCCATCGTTCTCTCCTAATCAACTTTTCATTCTTTGACTTTCATACATACCACCAGCAACCTCTTCGTTGCCTTGCGGCCCAGATTGTCTGTTTCGTTGCTTGTCTGCCCATTTAGTTAATTCATCAACGGCCTTTGAAATATCAACATTAAACGGATAATCCGGTAAACGAACAGAGTGTGAATGTTCTATTCCATCGTTAAGGTCAATTTGAATCGTAACTACATTCATAACTTTCTCCCAATTCTATTATACCATCAATGTAATCCTCAATCTGTTCCTCGTCCATTATTGGCCTCATATTACCAGAGGCAGCTAACTAAATAGCCGACTCCGCTCCAAAACAACAAACACCATGATATAGCACAAAATCTGTACCAAACGGGCTGATACCATCCATCGCTTTTATCTAAATTTATCATATATTGCTATTCCCAGCTCAATATCGGTCATGTCCTTTTCGTTCCTGTGCATCTTGATACCGTGACGAATCCGCTTAATATGGCCTAATATCCTACTTTCTCGCTGCCTAGCACCTTCACTGTTAAGAGCAAGATGGCTAGGATCGATCTCCGTCTTTACGGTGTCAATCCTCTCGTTTCTAATCCGCAAAGTATAGCCTTCCTTAATCAAAGCAATCTCGGCATCTCCGCCACCCTCCAAAACTACATGAGGAGGAGAAATTACCATTGCCCCCTTTCCTCTACCGGGCCGTAGTCTACGCAAACAATCCAGTAGCTAAAATAGAATGGGGCAACCTTCTTTTCCGGCAAATCCACCTGGCGAGCTATCTCGTCCAGTATTGCCTTTATCTCTTTAACCGATTTCATCTATTCTCCCTACATATCCATCGGGTTCCGTGCCATCTCTCGCTGGCTCGGAGAACGACGATTCTCCCAATCTGTGTACGAAACAGCCTCTATCTGGGGTAATGCCCATAATGCGATTATATACGTATCTGCATGGTCTGGAGAGCGTCCCAAGCGGGTCTTGATGTCTGCCTTGCTCTCGACCTGCAACTTGCCATTTCTGAACTTATGTGTCGGCGAACATAGCTGCGTTCTTAAATCCTCGTAAACGCTCTTGAACGTGACTACCTGATTCGTCTGCGTGTCCACTACGCCGGCAGCGAGCATCTTAGCGGCCTCATTCCAAGCCTCTGCCCTTAAATTGACGTATTTTTCAGGATACATTGACGCACCGGCAGGGTTAAAGACAATAACATGCTTACCCATCTGTGCCAACTCGTCAACAACTCCGGCGCCTAAGTCAGCACCAACAGACTCAACCACTATCGGGCAATCGCCTGTTTGCGTACTCATAGTCGCCAAACGGTTAGATATGTCCGTTGTCCGGCAGTACGGCAATACAACCTTTTCCTCGATTTCAGTGTTTTCCATGCGGTAGATAACGCACTCGTCGTCACCAAACCGAGCAGGATCACAAACAAGGTACTTCTTGATGTAAACCGGCCTGGCTATCCTCTCGCTTGCCTCCCGGAGCCACTTACCCTTGATTATCTGCTCTGCACCCTCCATCTGGTCCCAGTTACCGTGCAGGTAAGCCTCAAGCAGCTCTGGGCGGTGCTTGAACGTCTCTCTCAACGTATTGACATAAGCCTGGCCCAAATACGGGTTGTCGGACGGTAACGCCTGCACAAAGCACTTGGACGATGATTTCTCACCTGTGATAAAGTCAGGCTGTAGCCAGCAATTAGCCGGGTTAGCTGTCCATAATATCTTCCCAGCCTGTTGCTCACCTTTTAGCAATAGCCTGTTAAATGTTGCCGCCCTCAACAGCAATATATCGTCTTTGACAGTCTCCTCTGCCTGATCTACAAACGCAAAGGCTAATTCAGCTGAATTAAACTGGTTTATCGTCTCCTGCCTGTCCAAACCGCCTGTGACGATCTTGACACGGTCTGCAATGATTATCTCCTCTGGCCTGCCCCGTATCTTGTATCGTTCTGGAGGGATAACCTTTTTCCAAGTCTCGAGCGTGGTTTCCCGGAACATTCGCCCGATCTTACGGCCCATGAAACCAACAGGAACGGGGTTTTTAAGCGGCTTAGGGAAGTATTTGCGGGCCAACTCATAAGCCTGAACGTATGACCAGACGCAGCCAAAGTGTGATTTCCCCCCACCCTTTGCACCGCCTCAACCGTAGAGAACTTCTTGAACGTGCGATTCATGGAGCATCCACCAAGCATCTGATTGCTTAGGGGTTAGGTTTAATTCAAAGTTCTCTGACATGGGGCATCACCTCCCTTCGGAGGTGTACTTTCATGTGACAAGAGGTACACAAAGAAACAAGGTTGTTCAATGCTAAATTCTGTTTATCGCTGTCCTTGTGGTGGACAGATAGCTTTCTGCTCGGATAAGTGCTAAAACCCTTGCCACATTGTAAACAAACGACCCTGATCATCAATTATCATCTTTCAATGGCGGTAGTTCTATTTCTTTGGCCTCAGTACCCACTTGAGGCACTACGTTGACTACAACCGAGCCAAGTGGCTTATCATCGCTTGTGGCGTCTATGCGTTCCTTCATGCCGTGATTGGCCGATAAAACCAGCTTTGCGATAGTGCTGTTGTAAGTGCCTGCCAGACCTTTGTTTAGGAGATTCCGTTTCTCAATATTTATCAATTCCCTTAAAGACCCGAGGAAGTCCGGGTACTTACTGCCCCAACTGGTTAAGGTATCTTCGCAAACTCCAATAAAGCAAGCATAGCCGCATTTAGTGGGTAATTCTTCTTTATCCTTGCATTGATCCAGGTATCCAGACAGATCGCAGTATTCTTTCCTGTATCCTGAAGGTCTACCGAATACATATCCGAAGGGTTTCTTTTTTGGGGTAGGTTTATCTTTTGGTGGCGGGGCTTTCTTTTTCTTTTTAGCTTTTGCCATGATATCATTATCGGTCATTTTTGGAAATAACTTTTTATTTTGTATATCACTTCACTTCACTCCACTTCACTACACTTCACTCTATGACTTGCGGACTGTCGCGGGTATTGCCGGAAGTTAGTTCCGCTTAGTTCCGTTTTGTTTGTTTGTGGTCTTATATTGGCGATTTT